TTCACCAACACGTGTAACAAGGGTCACCAGTTCTTTGTATGTCATGTTTTGAGATTCGTCTGCGATAATACATCTAGCATTCCAATTTAATCCTCTCAAAAATCCAATGGGGATACTATCAATTCGTTGTTCTTTTTGAAGAGAATCAATACTGGCTTTATTCGTCAACTCAGACAACTTTTCAAGAAGTGGTTGAATGTATGGCGCCATCTTTTCATCAGCTTCACCTGGCAAAAAGCCAAGTTTACTATCAGAACTTTCAACGGCACTTCTCAAATATAAAAGATCACTAACTCGTTTTTGATTGAGTAATAGTAACGAAGATAATATCGCCATATATGTTTTTGAAGTGCCGGCCGGACCACTTACAAACATCAATTTGGTGTTTTTGTCTAATGCGATATCTAAAAATTGTTTCTGTTTGGTTGTTAACTCTCGTTGATATATTTCAATCTCATTCTTAATTTTATGTTTTTGAGGGACTATTGGACTCTTATCTTCACCGGGTTGTTTTTTATTCTTTTTCATTCAGTTTTTTAGGTTTAACTGCATTATCCAATAACATTTCGACATGTTTTACTCGTCCACACAATTCATATTTTTCCTCTTGGAGATAAAAATTGTAAACATTCTGAATGTTATCTCGAAATGCTTCACGTGAAATAGTAATTACAAAGTCGGAATTTTTAAAATTAAATACTTCTACCATCGGTAGATTTTTTTGAATCGCAAACTCAATAGATGATATAACACGTTCAGTTAAGTCCGTTTTATTAGACTGAACATACAACTCCAATTCTTTGAAATCAGAGGGCAACACAAATGGTTTATATTTTGTTTTACCTGCCATATAACACTAATAAATATCCTTACGCGTCAGATAAAACCAATAAAAAACGCCATCGTAAGATGGCGTTTGTAAATCGTAGTAGTTTTACTTGTTGTTTAGTTCTTCTTAACCTTAGTCTTAGTTTTGACACTAAGATCAGGAGCGGTTTGTGCCGGAATCAGATTGCTCAACTCAACGATTCGGAACTTGGCAGTAGACTTCCAAGAATTCTTTGTTCTATCTGAAGCGTACTCAAAGGTCTTACTCTTTGCGATCAAATCATTGATCTCCGCAACAGATCCAGCGTTCTTAATTTGTTCACGTAGTCCCATAACTTTTACCAGATACGATGCTTCTTATCATCCTTTTCAACCACCTCGACAACTGAGCCATCAGGCCAGCGTTTGACGATTGACTTCCAGTGCATCAGTTCCTCGGACGCATCTGCGGGGGTATCATACTCCGTATCAGACACTCGGAGACCACTACGTACAACTACATACTTCTTCTTTTCCATATGTGTAACTTCTTTATTTGTTAATGTTTGTACTACGACTTACACCATCATCATATCTCAGAATTTAAAAATTGTTAACACTCTCAAATCCGCTCCTTCACCATTGACACGTTCCTGAAGGAATTCGACCGCATGAATTAATTCTGGCAATGTCCGGTCTTCATAACAATAATATGAATGTGGTTCATCAACATTTAGCAATTCACATGCTATGGTAGACAGTTTATATCCACAATTTATTCCTCTTGAACGATTTACGACAATCTTCATATACATAAATATATAATTATTTCAATTATGTTTGAAATTTATAAGAACCACCATCAGGATGAATGACCACACTTTCATAATAAAAGGATTGCATAATATCATCCATCGCATTATAGATAGTTACTCCGCCAATCGGCCAACTCATTTCATCTGGTGTATGTGTCTTATAAAGATAAAGTTTGTAATAATCTGGATATTTGGCAACTAAAACTCTCGTACCTTTCAACGTAAATCGGTCAACCTTACTATCATCTTTTACATCCAAAAATATCCAATGTTCTGTACTTGAAGTCTTTGTGACCGTCCGTTGTACCGATTTGAAATATTTACTATTTCCTACATCATATACAGGTTCATTTGCCTTTTGTTTTGGTTTTCTAGTAACCTTCTTAGGTTTATCTTTGTTTTTAGTTTTTACTGGTTTCTTCATTTTTAGTGCTTAGTAAAAAATTGATAATTAGTAATAATTCGATCTTAACAATTGCGTTGAATACAATTTTAATAGTTCAATTTCGAATAACAGTTTGAATATAAGTACCTCCGTAAAACAAAAAAACCAAAAACTTTCGTTTGTGGTTTGAATTTTCTATTTTGATAAATTAATTACTATTCTGTCTCTACATCAGCCGCCAATGGAAGTCCTCCAGCATCTTCCACAACCGCTTTGATTTCATTTTCCAACTCCTTGATGCGTTCCTTATATCCAGCTGCTACATCCTTAAAATCCTTCTTGGTATGTAGTAGTTTTTCAGTAAGTTCGTATACTTTCTTCTGTGCTTCTTGCTTTGATAATTTGATGTTACTCATAACAAACATACATATGTATTGTGGTATGGAAGAGGTAAATTTTCACGATATAAATATTCACAACCATCGTATCACAATCTGGGCAGATCGATTCGTTGTACTACGTCACCCAGAAAAATGTGATCTATACGAAGATGAAACTTGTCGTGAGAAAATGATCAAGTACCTAACCGACGAAGGTTACATTGATCCCGAAAAACATAACTGTATCGTAATTGATAGTTACATCGACTTTGAACCGGAATAAAAATGGTGGACGTGGGCGGAGTCGAACCGCCGTCTTCAAAAATCGTTATACATCAGACTACACGCTTAGATACTTTTCGTTACGTCAACACACATCTAAAATATCAAACTGTGTATGATCGGTGTTTGGAAAGATTTAAATGACAATCCCAAACGTATTGTCATCGTGCCTGATAGTTTACACTCATCACAATTATCAGACATCATTGCAATGAATGTGCAGCAACTTAGGCTGCGAGTGCCAAACCACTCTTCTTAGAGGTCTTCTTAGAAGTGAAGTTGTAGCTGATTACCTTGCTCTTCTTATTAGCAGTTAATTTTTTGATAGATGATTTAAGAGGCCAACTATCGTCCTCTACGTGCCTAACGTACACTAACTCCTGAATCGAAACCAGTACACGCCCATGAAAAAGAACACAAATAAATATCAGATAAATTCTCTCTGATATCCAAATTCATTAAATACATCTTTGTATAGATCCCACACAAAATCAAGTTCTTTTTGAGTATAATAACTTTTATAATCTGTCATTTGTGAATTCTTCGGATCCCGTCGCAATTCAAACGTTTGAGAATTGCCTTCAAACTGATAATTATTAGTAGTCAATCCATTTACCAAAGTGTTTGTGTGCGGATCTGTAAAATCTAAAAATGGCAATTTGTGCAAATCTTCAATCATATGTTCAACACGTATGTAAAAATCAGGTTTACTACTGTGTCTAATGATAAAATGTTCTTCAGACCTATCGTTACACTCTTCATTAAGATATTCTGAAAATGGTTTTTTTGCAACATAATTTCCAGTTTCTGGATCCTCTCCAAAATGACGTAAATGCCATGTTGATACTATTTTTGCATAAGGATTTCTTATATTGCATACTAACGTATAATTATCACACCCCGGTGGGATATCTGTTTCGTGTGTATATGACTCAGTAACCGGTATATTTAATCTATAATTATAGAATTTATAGTATGCAAGAATTTCAGATACAGATCGACTAGCAGTTCGGGTTGGTAACCACCATACTACTTTTAAGTCGTGATTGACATTCATTATAATTTTGGAGCGGGTAGCCGGAATCGAACCGGCACATCGACCTTGGCAAGGTTGCAGGCTACCACTACATCATACCCGCGCTCTTTAAATTTGGTGGACCGTAAGGGAATCGAACCCTTCCCTAAAGCTTGCAAAGCTCCTGTGCTACCACTATCACTAACAGCCCATTAATGTCACATAAATAGTATTGATAAGTCTAAACCACAAAATTATAATTAGGATTCTTTCCAACAAAATAACAATCCATAATTAGAAAAATTAGTATTACCATCAATTTTAAACCCACATCTATCAATTTTTTTAACCATTTTATCATACATGATTTTATATTCATTAATATTCATGAAATGATATTCAATTACCATTCTATCGACATTATATTTTAAATATGACTCTTCAATTCGGTCTATAATAGAATATTCGGATCCTTCACAATCTAATTTTAGAAAATCGATTTTAGAAATATTATTGTCGAATATATATTGCATCACATCAATCGTTTGAACACTGGTCAACTCAAATATGTCATTATCTCTAATATAATTAGAGTCTTGTTTTTTTATAGTATTGTCAAACGTTTCAAGACATGACGATATACCATCCGATCTAATATAAAAGTTTTCAACGTGTGTTTTATTACTCAATGCAATCGTATCAACTTTTACGTTTGTGAATTTATGACTGGCAATTGTATTTGATAATTTATAATTCGGTTCTATACTATAAACAAATTTAGCACCATCATACAAAGATTTATATGTAAAAAATCCAATATTTGATCCAACATCGACCACAACATCATTAGTTTTTACAAAACATTTAGGGTGATTATAAACACGATTACAAAAAATTTCATATAGTGGTATTGCAAGCAAATGAGTCGTCGTACATTTTAATCCAATATCTTTAAAATATCCACGTGAGTCGATGTTACTCAGATTGATACATCCATCAAAGTTTTCAACTTTAAATAAAAGTTCATTTTCATATTCGTCATACACTTCATATATTTTATGAACGACGTTTTGCGGAGTACGAACCCATAACAACTCATTGGGATATACATCAACTAATATATTAAAAAAAATTAACTTGGTATAACCATCCAACACTTTTACTTTAACTTTATTTGGTCTACCATCGTAAGTAAAATTTATTTTACAGCCGTTATCAGAAAAACTATGAAATGTAATCATAACAATTTATATATTATGAGTCAAACCCTTATCTTTTATTATTATTTATAAATAATTGCGTTATATACGATCAACTTTATGTAAATAACATCCATTGATTATCATATACTAAAACATTATCAATCACAATAGATCCAAATAACTTATTTTCAATTTTATTACGCATTTTAATATTCAACTCAAACTGTTTTGCTGCCCGAATCACATCATGTCGTACATCGTCCCAATACCAGTCATCGCCAAACAATACCATATTAGGACGCATCAATTGTTCATAACAATCTATTATTTCATTATAAGTTTCATTCTTATAGTGTGCACTATCCAGAAAAATTATAGATGGTAAACTAGATATACGATTATGATAACGCATTCTAGCTAACAATTTTATTCCAGTAAGAGATGTACAATTAATCGGTACAATTTTATTTCGATACTCGTAAGTATTTGCTAAAAACCGTTTGTAAATCGTAGGAATACCATTTTCAAACTGTAAAAACTTATATCCTTCACTCTTAGATTCCAAATCCCACATATTTGTGTCACCTGTAAATGGATCTATGCATACCACCGAAGAACTGTGTAATCCACATCTATTCAATGATTCAATAATCCGTATACAACTACCACCTACCATTGATCCTATTTCTAGAACTGACTCTGGTAAATATTCAGTAAACAAACTATCTAATAAAGCAGGCGTTACATTCGTGTGTGGGTATGAGTTGTCTATATATTTTATCACATCACAGTTTGTATACGGTGTGATATTATTATAAATCGTATGATTTAATTCTTTATATATTGACATACATTTTAAATATACTCAAATCAACTTCGTTAAACTTGATGTTGATTTTGTCACAACCCCAGTTGGTTGTCATGCATCTTTTTTAGCTTGATCAACAATTTTTTGTAATAAAATTGCGTGTTCCGATAATAAACCTTTCAGTGTTTATATATAGTGTACGTCAAACTAAAAATTAAATTGGATGACCACGACTTGCGAATATACGAGGATTTCACGAAAACGTTCTTGATTATCTGTTAACAGCTACATCAATATCTATCTCGTCAACTTCAGTCTTCTCCACCTCAACTGGTGGTGTTTTATAATTCTATATCACTAATGGTCAAATCTTTTCAACAATAATATTGTCTGTCACCGGTTTGCCAAGACATACTCTTGTGTTACAAACCATACAAATCAAATTATTCGTCATAACAGTTATTAAAGAACCCTTGATAATACCAAGTTCCTGCAATCTTTGACTAACAACGTTAACCTCGACTATTCGTCCTTTTTCACCAGCTTTTAATTCGGTTAACTTATATCTCTTCATTAAAATGGTTGCCCGAACTGGATTTGAACCAATACAAAGAGAGTCAAAGTCTCTTGTGCTACCATTACACTATCGGGCAATTAAAATCTACTTACTTCTTACGTCGATGTCCTCTAACAGTACTCGACTTCACTCTAACATAAGATGTTCCACCTTTACGACGAATCTTTCGAACCGTCGATTTTCTATGATGTGTTCTTCTCCATGTTGTTGCCATATATTTCCTTACTTAGTACGACGTTTAGCGTGAACCGTCTTCGAATGTTTGACTCGGACTGTCTTAGTTCCAGTCTTCGTCTTGATCGTCCTATTATGTCCCTTTCGGGAGTGCGCCTTAACTGATTTAGTTCCCATATATTTTCCTTTCTTAAATTGGAGCGGGTAGTGAGAATCGAACTCACGCATAGGCTTTGGAAGAGCTTCAGGCTACCATTACATCATACCCGCAAAATTGGCGGTTGGGGAAGGATTTGAACCTTCGGGGGCTTTAAGACCCCGGAGCTTTAGCAAAGCTCTGCATTAGACCACTCTGCCACCCAACCATAAATTATGTTTTCACTTGAACAATATATCCATTATGTTCAAGAACGTCTTTACACAACTTAATAAAATCTTCAAATAACAAATCTCCTTTAGCCATATTAGCATCTTTACATGCCAGACCTAAATTATTTATATCACACCCTCCTCCTTTCGATACTGGTATTATGTGATCACAATTGTAAGTTTTTGGTTCTAAAAGATCGATTGTTCTTCCTGTCAAATAACATACCGGATTGTTTGTTATTTTTGTTTCAAATTCTTTGATTGAAAAGTCTAAACTTTTTCTTTTTCCTTTTCCGATTCTTCTACCATTTACAAAACTAAAATTATCTTTTTTTCTTCTTAAGATGCCTTTTAAAGTTTTTCTGTTTGATTTATTTCTTGTTTTCGTCTTTTCTTTTTGACCAACGCCACAGTGGTATGAAATTGTTCCAATTGAACAATTTAACAACTTTTGTATTTCTTTATACGACTTTCCTTGTTTTCTTAACTCTAATATCAATGTTTTCACATTAATATATAGTGTGGGTTCGAATTAAAATTAATAAAAAATATTCGAACCACATTTTATTTTCAAAAAATGGCGGCGAGAGAGGGATTCGAACCCCCGGAGGCTTTAACACCTCTGCAGTTTTCAAGACTGCTGCAATAAACCACTCTACCACCTCGCCATAAGATTGATTACCGTTTGAAGCCGCCTTCATAGATTTCTCTATGAGTCTAAGCGGAGTCTATCTCCTCGTCCACCGTATTGTGGTTACGTTCAAACTAGCAAATTTGGTGGGCGTAG